GTCGTTCCCTCTTATCGTTTCAATCTGAGCAACAGGTTTCCCTTCAGGATCGAGAAGTATATTTACACGCGAATCACCCGATCCGTAATTCCGGAGCATATCGTCACCTTGCGTACACCATCCGCCTTTTTCACCGCAGGCTTTACCGATCTTGAAGGCTTCTTCAGAATCTGCAACGTCAGGGAGGCGAACCATGCGATAACCGTCGGGATATTCTTTTACAACATTCCAATCGGGGTAATCGCGAATCGCTTCGTTACCTTTCTTTTCAGCTTCGATTGCCATACGGCGGCGATGTTGATTGACCCTAGCAACGAGATCAACCATTGATTCCATAGAATTCCTGCGCGGATTTGCGAGGTCTTCAGGAGTAAGACGAAGATTGGCAGGAAGGTCGGATGTCGGGCTGAGCGCGTTGCCGATTTCGTCGGTGAGATGGTCTAGTCCGAGATACCTTGGTGCGGCAGTGTCAAGAGAATGAACAGAGCTTTCTGGAGGAATAGTTGTTAACCAAGGGTTTTCAGATAGAAGTTTTTGGTCTATTACTGAAGGGTTTCCTGTGAATTCATGTAAATATTCATCAGCTTTCTCAGGTGTCGCAAGCCAGTCCGATTCTTTCTCCCACTGTCTACCCAATTTCGTAGACGCAAACCCCTCTTCAGGGAAGCCGAGTTCTCTTCGATTTACAAAATTTGTTATCCGATTGTCAAGTTGATCAGGTTCATAATGTAAAATGCCCGACATTTCATCTTCGTAACGTTCACGAGCGCGAGTGATATCATTTGTACGTTTAACTAGATCTTCGTCGTTTGGATACTTGTTAAATGCTTTTTCTTTTGCTGCGTAATATCGATCTTCTGCTTTTTGAGCAAGGCGATCTGCACGCAGGCGAATCGGATCTTCCGGAGTTGCCATTGAGTTCTTGATGTAGTTTACGAGCGGGCCGTCTATCCATTGGTTCGTTGCTGCTTGTGGTTCTAATCTAGCGCGGTGACCTGCTAGATTAGAAACAAGTTTATTATAGAGATCAGGGTTACTTGTTTCTAATCTAGCTAATTCTTCAGGAGTGTATTTGGCGTTCAACTGTTGTAATATTTCTTCAACAGGTTTTCCTGTCGTTCCGTATGTCTTTTTCAACCCCTTCACAGCGTTTTCAACCGACCCTGTCAGCCAGTTTCCACCTTTGTTCTTGATGACGCCGAGTGCTCCTTCTGCAGGAGTTGGAATCGGCATGTCGAGCAGGCGTTTATCAGGAATCGGGATACGACCAGTGTGCCCTTTTGTCAACGGATTGAGACCGTACGACATATCGTCAAGAAGTTCGGGTGATTCACCGAAGAGAAGTGAGCCGATTTCGTGCCCTGCGCCGTAACGATTCCACGGAGAATCGGGATACTTATCTGCGGCAAGTTTCTTCGTTTCGTAACGATTCAGAAGTGCTTTAATCTTCTTTGCAAGATCTGCTTGTGGTGCGATCAAAGCATTGCGTGAAGGTGCTTTAACAGAATTTTCACGTTCTTTTAAACCGTTCAAGAATTCGTCAATAGTCTGCATGATCGCCTGCGCCGAAATGTTTGAGCGCAGTATAGCTCACCTATTTAAACTGCGTAAGGGTTTACCTTTTCAGTTCCCCATTCTTCTTCATCTTCGTATTCTTCTTTTTTAGGTTCTGGATCAATATAAATCCATTCTTGATCACGGAAGACGCTCAACGCCTGTGTGGTACAGTCAACATATTCATCGTGTGCGCTATTTGGGAACGAGCAAACCTCTCGTAAATAATCCTCAGCCCATGTCACAAACTCCCCTGGAACTTGCTTGGATTCTGGAATATAAACACGTCCGTTTAGGACCAAATGGCTGACTGCATGTAGACGCATCGATTTATCAGGCCTACCTGGATTATACTTCCTTATCGGCAATCCAGCCCGTTGTAAATCTTGAATCAAAGGGATGCCTGAACCTTTATCTTCAATCAAAAGAAGATCAACGGGTGCTTCTTGATCACCATAGGTTGCCTTGTAATCCTCTACAGCGCGAATACGGAGTTCTGGATATTTCAAATGTTCAGTCCAACAATCTAGAATCATCACGCAATGAGGTTCGTCTGGACCTGGACGAAATACGCCAAAAACAACGCACCCTGTGGGATCGTTTTCTGTTTTCTCTGTAAATGCGGTGTCGTATGACTGGATGACATATTCAAAGACCGGCATTGCTTTCTTGGCGGACCATTGCTTAAACCAGCTCCGTTTCAATATTCCTGATTCTTCGATGTCGATCAGCTCTGCGTAGATCTCCTGACGACCTAGATTTGTTCCTTCATATTGCGTAATCTGCCGCATGAATGGTGCAGCAAGATTCGTCTTGTTCTCGTAAGTGCTCCCTGTCGTCATTACGATCTTATTGATCGGATGCCTTGCGAGCTTGACCAACTGCTGGATCAACGGAGTGGGTTTCGGAGTCGTCGTTACGACGCATCGAGGGTTTGTTCCAAGGCGCAAACAGAATTGCAACATATCAAATGTCATCTGCTGCGTATTGATATCGTAACCAGCAATCTCGTCAACCCATGCGAAATCAAATTGAGGACCACGGAGACGTTCAGGTTCTTCTGCTGAGAAGAGGGAGGCTTGCGCTCCATTGGGCCACGTGACCCGACGTTTCGTTGACTCGTATAATGGACGCGCCCATGGAGGGCAAACGTTGACCAGACCGGATTGACCTTCTACCGCAACGTCGCGAGCATCACTGGCCGTTGGTGAGATGACTGCGATACGACGGGCCTGTCCTGTTTCAACCATCTCTCGTGCGAGTTCAGCTCCGACTCTCGTCTTGCCGAATCCACGACCAGCTAGTAGGATCCATGTTGCCCATTGTTTGCGGAACTCGCAAACATCATCGTTAGGATTTGGTACTTCCTTGATCCATACGTTTGGCGTAAGATGTTGGATCGGTTTCCATCCGTCTTCATCTGGAGGTTCGTATGTGATTATAACGTTTGTCTTTTCACCTTCGGTTGACATCGCTTCCTGTTGGTGGCAACTAGGAAAATTCTCGATTTTTAATTTTTTGTCTGTCTGACTTTGAGCACGCAGATACGCACACATACAATAAGAAGTCGCTTTCGATTTCTTATGATCGGGAGCCAATTGTTTTGGACGACCGAGGAACTCCCAATCGAATTGCAACTTCGCAGCGTCTTCGTCTGACATCGCACGAATCATCTCTGCGCGTTTTTTAGCAGGAAGCATATCAAACTTTTCCCTTGCACTAAGGTATTCGATTGAAGGCTTGTCAGTCGACTTAAGTATGTATTTCTCGGTCACAGTTCACCCAACTTTCCTGCGAAAATTTCGTTTATCGCATCTTCATAAATAGGGTCACTACGTTTTGTTCTCAACCATTTCATTGAAGGATCATAAGAACCTGCTTCTACATCTTGTAAAATAGATTTCAAATCATCTGGTTGATCTTTCCAAGGGCCAAAATTAGGAGTTTTTACCGAACCGACTGGGCCAGCGACATTAGGAGTACTTGTCGGCCCCATTGCCCAATTATCAAGATTACTCTTAATGTAGTCTGACATCTTAGTATCTAAAAATTCATCTACTTCCCTAGGATCATTTGCGTTTTTATAAAGAGTGGAAATTGCGTCATCTCCGAAATCTGCCCTAATCATATCTTTTATCGAAGTGTTTGCAATATTATCTTGAAGTTCTCTAGTCGCTAACCAAAAATTATCGGGTTTGGTTCTTATCAATTGATCAAGGCGATTCATAGCGTCATAACTGATATCTTCTTCATCTATCAATTTAGCAACATCAGTTGGATCAGAGATTTGATCAAATATCTCACGATTCAAATACGGGAAATAATTCGAATCTGTAAAGTTTCTAATAACTCCGAGTTTGTCTGCCAAAGAGAATCCTTGTTTTGCCACTGTCGGAGCAATCGAAGCGACTTCGTCTACTAGCGATTTACCGAGTAACGGTTCATCAAGAGCCTTTGCAGCGAGTTTTCCCAAACGGGGAATTTGTGAGGCCAATGCCATCGCTCCTCCGATCGCCGCACCCTGTTTAACAAAATTTCTTCGTGAAGGTGATGTCATACCTTTTGATAACTGATTCAGAATTGATTCACCGCCGCGCTTTGCTAATTTTGTTCCTAATTGAACTGGAGCGTAATACGCTCCGACTTGACTCGCCGTCAGCGCATCCATCGCAGCGCGAACCTTACCGCTGGTAAACGCTTTTCCAGTCGGATCCGTGCGATTCGGACGGTCAAAACCTTCTTGAGCCAATCGATCCATTGCGTCAGCGGTTTCATGCCCACCTGTCAAAAAATACGGAATAAATGGGATAATGTCGGCAGGGGAACCCATTTTTCCACCTGCATCAACTAATCTATCGGCTATCGATCTTTGTACCGGGGCCACTCGTTCAAGAACTCTTTGATACAACGGTCTAGGGACTTCTGTCAGAGAAGGAGATGAATTACCACCGTTGCGTTTGATCAAATCTAATAGTTCTTGTTCAGTCATGATAGATAACCTTTGAAGTTTATTGTCGAGTAGTATAACTCAAATTTAGGTCTATCGTCATTTTGAATCCTCGTAATCGATGTCGGTGATTTCTGCTTCAATGGCACTGAGAAAGTTTTGCTTGACTTCAGAAAATTGGATAGGGCCTCCGTTTGCGCCCGTAACTTCTGTAACTTTTGTTTCCTTCCAACCTGCTCTTGTCTTCAACCAAAAGCGCACCATGTCCGTGTCGCCTCCGAGGGCACTCTGGAGGGCGACTTTTGCTACGGCTTGATTGATGCGTTGTGCGCTTGTCTCAATCTCGTATTTATAATACTTCTCTAAGAGCTTGGGT